TTTCGAAGAAGAAGTAATGTTATCAGGCTTCGGATCTGCAGCAGTAAAAGCTGAAGGCCAAGGCGTAACATTTGATTCTGCAAACGAAACGTTCACAGCTCGTTATACAAACGAAACAATTGCACTTGCATTTTCGATCACTGAAGAAGCGATCGAAGATAATTTGTATGACAGACTTGCGTCTAGATATACAAAAGCATTAGCTAGATCTATGGCTAATACTAAGCAAACTAAAGCTGCAAATGTTTTAAACAACGCGTTCAACTCATCTTTCGCAGGTGGGGATGGGAAAGAGCTTTGTGCTACAAACCACCCTATTGTTGCAGGTACGTTTAGAAACGAACTATCAGTTGCGTCTGACTTAAACGAAACTTCGTTAGAGCAGTCTTTAATTGATATCGCAGCGTTCACTGATGAGAGAGGCCTTAAAATTGCGGCAAGAGGAGTAAAAATGATTATTCCTTCTGCGCTTCAATTTACTGCTGAAAGACTTATGAAGTCTGCAGGTAGAACTGGCACAGCTGATAATGATATCAATGCTGTAGCGTCTAAAGGTATGGTACCACAAGGTTACGTGGTCAACCATTACTTGACAGACACTGATGCATTTTTCATTAAGACAGATGTACCTAACGGATTAAAAATGTTCGTTAGATCACCTATCAAAACAGCTATGGAAGGTGACTTTACTACTGGAAACGTTAGATACAAAGCTAGAGAGAGATATTCATTTGGATTCTCTGATCCTAGAGGTGTCTTCGGATCTCCAGGAGCAGCATAATAATTTTTAATTATTAATTTAAAGGGGGCTTTCGAGCCCCCTTTTTTTATGATAGAAAGAATAAATGAATACATACTTAATAAAAATTGTTACGAAAGAATTACAAACTAAATTTAATATTAATAGTGAATTACCTATTAATGATTTAAAAAAACTACATAAATATATTATTGACTTTCTAGGAAAAAATGATATAGAATGGGAACCAAATCGGCTAAAATATACACGCGGATTTTATATAACTTATGAGGAGTTAGATAATGGCAAAAAACAGCATGGTACTATTCGCAAAGAAATTGAACCTAGAGTCTAAATGGAATGAAATGTTTCTTGAGAATAACGGAGAAGTAACACCTAAGATGTCTGTTCTTGGAGATGAGATTAAAACTATTATTAGATCTATCTTAAAAGAACAAGAAAGCCCTAAAAACATTAAAGATTTAGAAATTCATCTTTTCGCTAGTTAAGTAGGGTTACATCGTTAAAAGTAGTTTTTACTATAAGGACTTCTTGCCTTTTTTTAAAAAAACTGTATAAAAATCTTACTATGCATTAAATTAGAATGTAGACGCGTATAGTCGACGGCCTAAAGACTACATTCATTAACTAGGAGAATATATAAAATGGCAAATACAACATTTAATGGTCCGGTTAGAGCAGAAGGTGGTTTTAAACAAATCTCTAAAAACTCTTCAACTGGTGCTATTACAGACAATACAACAATAGACTCAAGCGGTAATCTTTCTGTTGGTGGAACTTCTACTTTAACAGGATCAATTATTGCTAACTCTACAACCAATGCTATTGGAACTTTAAAAGTTCAAGCATTTGGAGCATCACTTGCAGCAACAAATGGTGGTACTACACAATACACTGCTAATGATATTTTAGTAGAAATTGGAGCCTTAGATGCAACATTACCAACTACTTTTGCTAACAGTGTAGCACCAACGCATTTCTTAATTGAAAAAGTTTTATTTAAAAGTCAAGCGGCTTCTGGTGGTACTCACGTTGGAAACATTTTTGCTTCAGCAACATCAGGAACTGCAACTAACGCAGCTGTTTCATCTGGAACAGAAGTTGTTGGTGCGGGTGCAGTGGCAATCTCTGGAACTATTTCAGCAGATGCTTCAGTAACTGAAATTGATGTTGACTTAAATGCCAGCGCTGGTGCAATTCACGTGTTCACACCGAACATTACTTTACCAATTGCAACTAAAAATCTATATCTTTGTACTACTACAACTATTGATGCCAATTCTTTCCAAGCGGGAAGATATGCTATTACATTTCAGTATTCATTAATATAGTAACTAACTTTAATTAGAGCGGAGCTTCGGCTCCGTTCTCTAACAGGAGAAAAAAATGGCAGATGCAGTATCAAGTCAAACATTAGTAGACACAGACAAAAGAGTAGTAGTTAAATTTACCAATCTATCAGATGGATCAGGAGAAAGTGCAGTAAAAAAAGTTGATGTTTCAGCTTTAAGTGGTGCACCTTCAAAAGTTACAATAGATCAAATTTGGTATGACATCGGAGGAATGAGAGTTCAAATAGATTTTGATGCTAGTACAAATGTTCCAGCTTTAGTTTTAGGTGGAAGTGCAGCAGCAGGAAATGTTCAAGGTCATTTAGATTTTAGATCATTTGGTGGTATTAAAAATAATGCTGGCTCTGGTGTAACTGGTGATATTGATGTATCAACAAGTGGTCATACAAACTTAGATCACTATACAATTATATTAGAACTGAGAAAATAGGAGGGTAACTAATGGCCAACACAACGTCAGGCACAGTTACTTTCGACAAAACTTTCGCAGTTGATGAAATCATTGAAGAAGCTTACGAAAGAATTGGATTACAAGCTGTATCTGGATATCAATTAAAAAGCGCTAGACGTTCTTTAAACATTATGTTTCAAGAATGGGGTAATAGAGGTTTGCACTATTGGGAAATTGCAGAATCTAATATTGATTTAATTGAAGGCCAAGCAGAATATACTTTTTTCAGATCTACAGGAGATGGAACTAGTTCTTCTACTAGTGCTACATCCAATGTATATGGTGTTGCAGATATATTAGAAGCTAACTTAAGAGGAAGTAGAACTTCTACTTCTCAAGCAGATCAAGCATTAACAAAAATATCTAGATCTGGATATTCAGCATTATCAAACAAACTTTCTAAAGGAACACCTTCTCAATATTTTGTACAAAGATTTGTAGATAAAGTTACTTTAACTGTTTATCCAACAGCAGATTCAACTAACGCATCTAAAGACTTACATTTTTATTTTGTAAAAAGAATTCAAGACGCTGATGGAACTTACACGGATGCAACAGATGTACCTTTCAGATTTGTTCCTTGTATGGCATCTGGTTTAGCTTTTTATTTGTCACAAAAATATAATCCACAATTAACTCAATCTATGAAAGCACTTTATGAAGATGAATTTTCTAGAGCGTTATCAGAAGATGGATCTTCTTCTAGTTCATTTATAATCCCTAAAACTTACTTTCCAGGATCTTAATGTCAAAAAACGCTAAAGCAATATCAGATAGATCAGGGATGGAATTTCCTTATCATGAAATGGTAAAAGAATGGAATGGTTCTTTTGTGCATATTTCTGAATATGAAGAAAAACATCCTCAATTAGAATTAAAAGCGCACTCTGGAGATCCTCAATCTTTAGTTAATGCAAGACCCGATAGAACAGAACCTACACCTTTAATTTTATTAGGACCAGATCCTTTTGAAACTATTTCAGCTAGTTCAGGTATCATAAATGTATTTGAAAAATCACATGGTAGATCTACAGGTGATACTGTTAGATTTAGAGGAAAAATATCTACTACATCTGATCCAGATGGTTTTAATAATCCAAATAATTTTGATGGAATTACAGGATCTAATATTGCAAAAACCACTGGTTATTCTATAACAGTAGGTAAAAGAGATTCAAGTGGTAATATTACAAATACAACAGATTTTTATCACTTTACTGTGAACACGGATACCGCTACAACAGGAGAAGTATCAGGAGGAGGACAATTTTGTACCTCTGGACCTGTAACATTGGAAGCATAATATGGCAGGATTTACTTACGCAACATTAACCACAGCAATTCAAAACTATACCGAAGTTTCCACTACTGTACTATCAAGCACTATTACAGATCAGTTTATAGATAATTCAGAATTTAGAATCATGAGAGATATACCTATTGATGCAAATAGAGCATTTGCACAAGACAATATGGTAACGAATCAAGAACATGTAAATGTTCCAGCAGGAGCATTAGTTGTTAGAGGAATTGAAGTTGCTGATTCTACTTCAGCATTTAATAACCCTATATGGTTAGAAAAAAAAGATCTTACTTATTTAGATGAATTTAATGGTTCTCGTGCTACAGGAAGACCTAAATATTATGCTATGAAAGGTGGAGCAACGGGAACTACGAATACGACTTCAGGAGGAGCTTTTTTATCTCCTATACCAAATTCCACTTATGTATATAAAATTCATTACAATGCTAGACCAACAGGTTTAAGTGCATCCACCACAACCAATTTTATAAGTTTAAATTTTCCTAATGGTCTGTTATATGCTTGCTTGGTAGAAGCATTTGGCTATTTAAAAGGTCCTATGGATATGTTACAATACTATGAAAAAAGATATCAAGATGAATTACAAAAATTTGGAGGAGAACAAATAGGACAAAGAAGAAGAGATGACTATACGGATGGAACCATTCGAATACCAGTCAACTCTCCAACACCTTAAGGAATATAAAATATGGCATCATCATTTTCAACATTAGGAATAGAACTTATAGCAACAGGAGAAGCATCGGGTCTTTGGGGAGATAAAACAAATGTTAATCTTCAAATGGTTCAAGAAATTACTTCTGGTTATGTAGCTCAATCTATTGCAGGTGGAGCTGCTACAACTGTTCTAAGTATTACCAATGCAACTACTGGCGACACAGCCAGACAAATGATTATTGAATTCACAGGAACCATTTCAGGAAATAGAATAGTAACGATACCTGATTCTTTAGAAAAAATGTATGTTGTAAAAAATTCAACATCGGGTGCTCACACGGTTCAATTTAAAACAGCATCTGGAACAGGTGTTACTTTTGGTGCATCTGATAAAGGAACTAAACTTGTTTTTGTTAATGGAACAAATGTTATTGACGCAGGTTTAGGTGGAGCAACTGATTTAAATGGAGAAGAATTAATTTTAGACGAAGATGCTGATACCAGTATTACAGCAGACACAGATGATCAAATAGATATTAAAATTGCAGGTGCAGATGACTTTAGATTTACAGCAAATACTTTCACAGCTTTATCTGGTAGTGGTGTTGTTATACCCGATAGTGGACTTACTTTAGGAAGCACAGCCGTTACATCAACTGCAGCAGAAATAAATTTATTAGATGGTGTTACAGCTACAACTGCAGAACTTAATCTTATAGATGGGGTTACAGCTACCACTGCAGAATTAAATGTAGTAGATGGTATCACTGCCGTTGTTGGTGAACTTAATGCTTTAGACATAGGTAGCACAGCAGTTGGAACAGCTGTAGCAAGTAAAGCAGTTATATTAGATTCAAACAAAGATTACACAGGAATAAGAAATTTAACATTAGCTGGAGATCTTACCGTATCAGGTGATGAT